AGTACTATTGGATCTCATCCGAATCGCATTCACCAGAAATACAGGTATTATTATCCTGGATATGTTGATGAAAAACCCATATATGAGGAAGATTATAAATACACAAATTGGTGGAAGTATCAAGATATGCTTAAGACCGTCGATGATCGTTTGATAGATGTGAGAAATATGTATTCCGAAGAGACCCCAGCATTAACATCAGAACTTTTTGCGATGAGGGCAATGAATATTCCTTTGGAAGGAAGTATCCGGGTTGCGCAGGGGTACTTGTTCAGAGCAGACCATTTCAATAAGATGGACAACCTTACACCCGAAGAATTTCAAAGTTATGTAGATAAGTTCCCTGAATATCAGAAAAAGATGGCCGAGCTTGTTAATAAGTATGATTATAAGTATCCTGAAGAACCAGGGTCAATCCCTAAATATGTAGATACTGAGAATGGGAGATATACTTTAATCGAAACAACCGGGGGTCAAATGTGCGATGATCCTGAATGTACTATGATTGGACACTGTGCGATAGAAAACGAAGATAGGAATACTGATGATGCTCCATGTGAATTCCTTTTTAATGGAATATCTGAATATTATAAGCAAGTGCCTATTTATACAAAAAATAAGAATCACGAACTATGTGCTCTTTGCATTCTTGAATAGGATATTATACATTTTAAATCTTTCTGAAATATTATTAATGTATATAATGATGAAGTTGAAGATTATAAGGGACGTTAAACAGAACCTCTCATTGTTGTATCCTCTATTGGGAGAGGAGTCCATGTATCCAGTTTTTTATTTACAATTACGATAAACAAGATAATCATATTCACAATAAACCATATTAAAATTATATATATTAGAATGAATAGAAATTCCCAATGATCATTGTATAGATAACTACTAATAAGATTTAGAATAGTAAAACCCCCACACCCCCCTCTGCTTGTAATATGAATCGGTATATATCCTCTCTCAGGATGCATTAATCGATCATTTATTGTATCATTAAAACTTTCGTATGGCCTATTTTCTTTAAGATATTCTTCGCATACTATATCAATTTTACAACATTCATAATTATTTTGTCCACAATTTTCTACTTCTTCACCCCTACCTGGCTGGTTATCTAAATAATTTTCTTCTAATTTATCCCTGTCAGGGCATTCACTATTATACACACTATAATAGTAAGCTGAAGCAGTTAGATCCCCACTTTCAGTTGATTCACAACCATAATGCCATTGACAGATATGTTTTTCAAATGTGCAGTAAACATACATTGCATAGAGTACCAGACCTAAGGAATAGAATCTATTGAATAAATAAGTATAATACATCGTATTTATTATTTTGGATTCATATCGATTGGTAATCTTTTTTGATCCATGTTTAAACATATAATTATATTGACATATACAGAGCATGAGTAATACAACATTTAGAGAATTAATAACTCTCAATGTTGATTCTACTCTTTCATCATTAAAATAATTCTTAATATCATAATCTTCATAAAATCCATTTTCTGGATCCCAATCATTTAACTGATTTTCAACAGGTTCAACATTATAAACCATACTCTTATCCCCAAACCGCCCACCTTGAACAATTGTCTTCATCATTTTTATTCTAGGTTCTTCTTTAAAATTTAAAAAGTATTAAATTCAAATTTGAATTATTTATATTTGTACATTATAAAGAGATTATATGGACAATGGCATACTTTAGTACAATCGTCCTCGAAATTATGCTCAGAAAAGAAACAGATGAGAAGAAGAAAAGAAACATCATTCGAATGATTCAGAAAATTGTTCAATCAGAAGGATCAAAACATTAATTCTTCTTTTGAAAGATCTACATTCATCCCCATATTTTCCGTTGGATGTCTATCATTAAATGGTTTTTTCCGAATTTCAAATTTATTATCATTGTGAATGACTAATATTTGAACTTGTCTATATTTGTCTTCACCACAATCTCGGTGTTTTCCGAATGCCCTTGACATACCGACATCAATTCTCCAGAGTCTATCATTATACATTGAGTTTAAGTATTTATTGTCCATAAATTGTGGGGTATGGGCTATAACCATACCTTTTATAGGTTGAAGTAGTTTATTTTTTTGATTTAATTTTTTGAGTAGTTCATTGAAACCTCTTTCTGTATTTTCATCATCATCTTCACCATATATTCTACACCAAAATGGTGACATATCATCGTCATCTCTAAAAATTTCATCAAATATGTCTTCTTCTGTGGGGTTATTTTTTTTGCACATCCATTTTGAAACAACATTATTTATTTCTGCGATGGTATATTTGTTTGCTAGGTCATAACTTATTCCTCCATGGACGAAGACGAAGCTTCCTACTGTCATTATTGATTTTTTTTTGATAGAGTATAGTTTTGCCATATTACTTCCTCTTTCAAAGGCTTTTGTTCTGTGATAATAACCCATTGGATAACCGTCATCAGTTTTCTTTTTATTTCTATCTTTAACTGGTACAAATTCAAGGAATTCTTGTGGAGAAACATATCTAAAATCTTTATCAACATTCATGATTTCATGGTTACCTAAAAGACCAAGAAATCTTCCACCAACTTTTCTAGCTTCGTCATCTAAACGTAATAATAATTTTATAATAGTCATATTATTACCTTCATCTTCAAATACACTATCATAATCCTCAATGCAATTTTTGTCCCAATTATCGGGTCTACATCTATCAATCTGATCGCCTAATTGAATAACCCATGTATCTCCACCGGACCAGTGGATATCATTAACATTATTTTGTGTGGCTGTTTGTGGAATCACTTCTGCGAGTTTTAGAGCAATTAGAGTAGCCCTTAAATCACCGTGAAGATCACCTATGGCGATTAATTTCTTAACGGGAGGGTACATACCAATAATATCATATTGAGGGTTTAATGATTTAATTTCTTTTTTTATTTGTTGTTCTGCTTGTTCTTTTACTTCTGTTTTATTATGATCATCTACGGCTTCTACTTTTTCTATTTTTGTTATCGGTTGAGACAGTCTTCTTTGGCGGACTCCTCTAGGGGGATTATTACTATTTTTATTATAATTGATACTATTTTTTTGAAGGTTACCTGAGATAGAAAGGCGTCGATTATTGTTTGGTTTTGTATTATTGTTGTTTTGTCCATAAGTTTCAATTTTTCTTTTAATGAAACCTTTTATTAATAAAAGAAGACTTTTTCTATTATATCTATTAACACTTTGAGGTTCAATTAATTTATATTTTAAACATAAACCGACTAATTCTTGATCGGTTAATATATTGAAATCAATTTCATTTAATTTCATACTAAAGCATATTTTTAATTAATATATTTTAAACATACAAAAAATATTATATAAGTTATATGAAGGAATGGGTTATTTATGCTCTTATAGCAGCATTATTTATTGCGATCCGAGATGTAATATCATTAGATTTGATTAAAAGAATGAATTATACGAATTATATTATCATAGCAAATATAATTATTTTTATAGCTACAATGATATATTTGAATATAAGTAATTATAAAGTAGAAAAACCAAATTTAAAAGATATGGGAATAATAGTATTGAGACTAGTAATTGTGTTTCTTATTATTGAGCCTTCTATATTTAGAGCATTTAAAAAATCAACTAATCCTGGATATGCGAAATCAATAATAAATCTGAATACGTTATTTGTATTTCTCTTGGCATTAATATTTTTAAAAGCTGACTTTACATTTGAGAAATTGGCAGGTATATTTATTATATTAATAGGTGGTTACCTTATTATGAAATAGTTATTTCTTTTTACTTTTCTTCTTACTTTTCTTCTTACTTTTCTTCTTACTTTTCTTAGTACCATATTTTTTAAGAAGACTATCTAATTTTTTTAATGCTTTAGTCGGTGTAATGCGGTTATCGGTAAATGGTATACACATTTCTTTAAAAAGAAAATAGAAATCTTGGATTACTTTACTATTTTCATGTGGATTGATAATATTTGAGTATTGGATGAATAATAATGGCATTAAGATACCTAAACTATATATATCTATTTTTTCAATCATTTTATTTTCATCAATTTGTTTATTTTTAATTCTATGTATAGTTTCTTTTTTAATATTATTAAAATCAAGATTAAATATTCTGTATATATTATTTATAATCTCATCATTTTTCCTTTGTTTATATTTTTCAATATGAAGTAATTTAGAGGATACATAAAAATAGATATATTCTAATGGATAAAATATGTATATTCTTGAAGTATTAAATTCCTTTATAGATCGTTTTTTAAAATTTTCTTTATCTTTAAATCTTGATGATAAACCAAAATCTATATATCTAAATCCTTCTTTTTGATTTTTATAAACAATATTATTATATTTTATATCATTATGGCATATTTTATTTTTATTTAATTCACATAAACCTACAAATAAAGGTCTCATCATTTTCATTAAATTAACAAACTTATTATTTAATGATTTACCATAATTAATTGTTGAAAAGTTTTCTTTAAAATAATCTACAAATGTATTACCTCCATTAATACCTGTAAGCATATAACTGTTTTTATTAAAATCAGATACATTCAATCCTTTATAAGTACATTCTTTTAATCCTTTTTTATCGTAGGAAGCTAATATATTATATTCTGGTGCTTTACAATATTCACTAAATATGATTGCCCATTTTTTATAATTATTGATATTTTTTATCATATTATTTGTTTCTTTTTCTTTATCGTATGATTCTTTTGATTTAGGACTATACATTATTTTTGTTATTTTATTTTTATCCACCGAACCTTTTTCAGAACAAGGGATACTTGGAGAAAAAACGCATGTTGATGATCCGGTTGCTAATAATTTGCCTCCTATCATTATTATAATATAATATAATATATATATTAATAATAATGGTTCAACAATTATCATTAATAAAAAAATTAAATAAAGAAAGTAAATATTTTGAAGATTTATATGATATATTTTGGAAGATTAGTGAAGGAAAAAAACTAACTAAACAACATTATAATAATGTATCAATTGGTTTATTTAATATCCCTTGTGCTGGATTTGGAGATATAATTGTATGTAAAACGTTTTATGATTATTTAAAAGAATGGTATCCAACTTCAAAAATAAAGATATGTACAACAACTCCAGAAAAATATAAAGAGTTAAAGGTAGATGGAGATATATATAAACTTCATAGTAAAGTTGAAAATAATGAATGTCTTGATTATGATCAATTAATTTTAAAAAGAAAGATTAAATTTGATATAATGATAGCCATACCTATAATTAATAAGACATTTGAAATAAGTAAATTTAAGAAATTAGTGCCATATGCTAATGTATTTAATACTTTTGCTGTTAGCGAATATAATGGAGAGTTTCCTCCATATACATTTCCTATAGGGGTTGGATATGATAATTTGGGAATATTATTTAATAATTTTAAACAAAGTAAACAAAATTTAATCAATGGACCATATGCTTTAGTATATATACAACCTTCTCCAGAATGGGGGATACATTCTAAATATTGTTTTTTATCTTATTTAGAGATGATATGTAAGAAATATAGAAAGAAACATTCCAATTTTCAGATTGTTATACCTGAATGGATTATGAATGATATATTGGATGATAATGCTTTTAAAAATAAGATGCTAAAAGTATCTTCTCAATATGATAATATTTTAGTCCAGGGCGAAGAAACACATATAATTAAAGGGGATGATAAAGTTAATTCTAGATTAGTATTTAGAGCCGATATTCTTCCACAACCGAGAGGGATATTTATATCTTTAATGAAAAATAGTATAAAGGATATTTTAGTTACGGGAGATCAGAGTTTAACTGATATTATATCATGTTGTAGAGGGAAACAAGTATGGTATCAGATTGCGCCATGGAAAAATGGGTTAGCTTGGAATTTATATAAAGAACTTCCAAATGAATATTTTAAGTCATTTCAAACTTCATGTGGAACATTAAAAACATTAAATACTAAAATAGATTGGAAAAATTTTATGAAGAACTATGATTTTAGAATTAATGGAAGGAAGAGATTTGATGCTATATTATATAGTACATATCTTATGAAAAAAGATGATAGTTTAAAAGATTTATTACATATAATTGAGCATTCTCGTTATTTAGAAACTGCTCAAAAAAAGATAGAAAAATTAAAATATAATTAATATTATATATGATTGATTGGAATAGTATCAAACTAACAGATGGAGTTACATCTTTATATGAAGGTGAATTAAATGAAGCAAATACTGCGGTAACTATAAACGGATATACAATTCCTATATCAGAGACCGGTATTGAGGTCGAATGGTGGGAAAATAATAGTTTAACTGAAACAGAAATATTAAACATGATACCTGAAAATATACGTAGATATATTGATTTGGGTAGTATTCATCAAGAAAAGGGAGGATTACTTGGTCATGTTTTCGATGATCACAATGTTAATAATATGATTCGCGAAGAAGTAATTGATTGGTTAGAAGTACGAGGGATAGACGCACCTGAAATAAATATAGTATCTACTCCTTCAGTTGATATGGTTACTGAAGATGTATCTGAAGATTCTCAAGATAAGAAGATTTCAATGTCTAAATTTTTTGGAGTATCTGAGGGTCAAGCTAGTAGTAGAGAATTCGAGGAATGTATGAATAAGATGATGAAGACGAAACATGAGGATAGTTATTATTTAGATAGGTTAAGTAAAATGACTCATATAACAGATTTAGGAGATCCAAAGAATTTATCAGAATTGGGGTATGTTGAGTCAAAAATTATTAAATTTATATTAATTAAACAAGAAGAGATAGGAGAATGTTTTGATTTAATTTATATTGATGATTCTTTATGTCAAAGTGGCATGAGTACTAGTGCTGTAGAGGTTTTGGGATATTTATTAAAAATGAATACTGATAATATAGGTGATGATAGATATGTTGAAAAATTAAAGGTAGTATCAGATAAGCTTTTAAAATATATGCCCGATGTAATTGCTAAAGTTATTGAGATATCTGAAAACTATGAAAAAAAGAAATGTAATGGTGAAGTCCATAGGAATACATTATTATTAAAACAAATGTATGATAATTTAACGAAAAAAAATAATCAATTAGATTTCAAGGCACCTGATTTAGGTATATTTGATTTTTTTAAAGATTTCCAGGAAAATATTATCACAAAAGTTATTTTATTAATATTTATTGCATTTGTAATAAGTCAAATATTAAATTTATTCAAAGTTCAGTATAATATTAATAAGTAAATGATTTAGTTTTATAATAATCTTTTTTATAATCGTCTATATTTTTATCTTTAATAAAATTATTAATGATATAATATCCAAAATGTATATCCTCTTCATTTTGGATAAATAAAATAATACCATCTTTTTTGAATATTTTTTTTAACATAATATATTATATATATATAGAATGGGATTTTCCTTTAAATATATACTGATACTATTTCTACTATCATATGTTATATATTTATTAAGTCTTCCGAATAATAATGATAATAATGATAATGATAATGATAATGATAATGATAAAGACGGATACAAAAATTATTTGGAGATTGATGAAGATTTAAATAAGAAAATTATTGATGAATATGATAAACTTCAAAAAGATAAGGAATTAATGAAGAAAAATGATAAAATAATTCCTAAATATCTTATGGAGTTACATTATAAGGGGAAAGCTGAACCCAAAGAGTTAGAAAAACGTATATACAAACCTCTAAAAATGAATATACAAGATACAGATTATCCTAGATATGAGACGATTTTATCGAAAGAATATCAGGTTGATCAAATTAAATATACAAAAGAACTTCCCGAGATACGGGATCCTGGAATAGAGAAACCGATAGATGAAAAGGAGGATCGAGCAAAATTATTTGATCCTGCGAAGAGTTGTAAGGGTGAATGGAGTGAATGGAATACTGAGAGGTGTGGGGATCCAAGTAATCATTGTGCTCTTAAGTCAAGGAAGTATAAGATTTTTAAGGCAGAGAAGCCAGGGGGGGATAGTTGTAAATTTAAAGATGGTGAAGAACAATTTGATTATTGTTATGGTAAAAATCATAAAGAAAGATGTGGTCATTCTCGAAATTTATGTCAATGTGATTTAAATAAATTTGATGGCGATCCTTCAAATTGTAATATGGAAACCGATGTCAATTGTAGGTGTCCTCCAGGATTTAGTTTTAATGATGTTGATGTAACAAATTTCGTTAAAAACGCAGGATTACTGGGTAAAGACGGTGAAGATAGTACTGAAAGAGATAGAATCGGTTATGATCCAACATTTAGTTTGAAGAAAGGGTCTTGTAGAAAAAATAATTGTTTCTGTGATAATGGGACCGCGGCTGAGGGGACTAGTTGTAAGAATGATGGAGACCATATATGTGAATTAACCCCTTGTAATACTGGTTCTATATTAAAAGGTAATCCTCCAAGATGTTATGAAGCTAAAAAAGGGTCATTAGGTAAGATAATTGAACCCAACTGTCCATATAGTAATGGTGAAAGAGTTATAATGGCAACGGACCCCGAATGGCAACCTGACGTCGGGGGGTCTTGCTCCGACAGTTCATATACCGATGAGGCATCTTGTTTAGCCAACAGTACACTAAGCTCAACCGATGAGGCTAGTCTTGCATTATCTAATAAGGAAAATAAGTTTTTATATTGTGGTACTGAGGAAACTATTTGTTCTGAAGGATATGAACTACGGGGAGGCGTAGATGATTCTGATGGAAGTGATAAATGTAAGTCTTTTTATAGTGAGTTTGATTTTGAATCATTTACTGAAAATGGTACACAACAAACCCCCCCTATACGATGTTGTTTACCTAAACCCGGGGAATGTAAATTTTCTGAAATTGCTGGAGAAGGAAAACCTTATAGAAATATATTTGATGGAGATAAGGGTTTAGAAGATTTAAGAGGAATGAATTTAACTCAATTACGAAGAATAAATTATAATGGTACTGACGCAGATAGATCTGCACAACCCGAAGACCCTTTAGGTACAAATGGAGAAAAGGGTAAATGTTTAGACTTTACTAATAGTGATAATAATAATGAATTAAATAGTATATTACTTAATTCCGGGGACTCTAAAGCAAGTATGGTTCAATATATATATAATAATGCTTGCGATAAACCTATAGCAAGAGATTGTATAAGTGATTCAATATTAGAAGGAGAAGGTGGTAAGAGTTTATGTAGATCAGATGCTATAAAAGCGCGTAAAGGTAATTGTTTTATTCAAGGATCAATTGATAATTGTAAGAATGTGTTTGTATGTAATAATGGATATCAGTTTGTACCAGATAATCAGGGGGATAATGATTTATTAGTAACCGAATGTAAAGAAGGGGAAATTCCTAAATTTAATGGGAAATGTGTCCCACAGAAATGTGGTATTGATCCATCCACAAGAGAAAGATATAAAATATCACGATCTATAGATGAGTGTGATAATACATTAGGAATTAATTGTGGCATTATTAATTTATCTTGTCGTAAAGATGAATATAAAGAAGTAATTGATGGTGAAACTGTTAATCCAAAATTAGAATGTGATGGTAATATATTGAAAGGGACAGGTTGTAATAATGGTCAGATTCCTTTTGCCGAAGAAGCAAATAATGAACGTTATCAATTATTAACAGCTGAAAAAGAGAATTTGGAAGAAGAGAATAAACGTTTACGAATACTCAGATATACTTCACAGGCAAAAAAAATGACATATATAGAAATAGATGCTTTAATAGAATCAAATTATTCAAGCATTAATGCTGGACAACCCTTTACATCAACAATTACTCGTTATATTTATAATGGAGATGGAAGTGAAGTTGATACAGATATTGAAGGTAATAGACACCTTGAAAATGATGATACTTATCAGTTAATTAATGGAACAGTAATTAATGAATATGAAGATTATTATAATTCAGCTGTAAATGAATACAGTAGCATATCTAATAGTGCTGAAGATACTACAGTTTTCCAAAGCCAGCTCCTTAAGATGGAAGCTTTAAATGAAATTAGATTAGCAGTTAGAATTAGTAGGAATGATACTACTATTGCTGAAATACAAGAAGAAATAACTGCTTTAGATAATTCCCGTCCTGGAAATTAATATTTACCGTAATATTATGGTGTTAAATACTTAAAAAATTATTAATAATATATAGTAGTATCTAAATAAAATGACTACATTTATTTCACAACAGAATATAGATAAGCAAAAGTTATCTATATTTTTGCGAGATTTAGCTGGAGATGTGAAGGTTAATCTCAAACATATGATTGAAGATAATTTAATTGATAATGAGAAGAAAAAGAAAGGAAATAAAAAGAAAGGTAAGAAACATCAACCTAAGAAGAAGGATATTATTATTCAACAGCAGAATGAAAAACGAAAAAAGAAGAATATTGAAGATGATATGGGTAAGATGGATTTTTTGTTTAATAATATGGATGTTAAGAAACCGTTTTTGCAGATGAAGAATTTGAAGACAGATGAAGGTATTATGATTTATAAATTTAGATTATTGGATTTCTTTTGGAAAGATAAAGTCCGTTATATGGATTATATTATCCTATTATTTTTTGAGTTAAAAAATATGGATGTTGAAGATGAAAATAATATTAATCTTTTGAAAGAGATTAATGATATTCTTGAAGAAAGTGATTATAAAATCTTTATGATGAAAAATTTAGGTCATATGTTACCTCCACTTAATTATTGGGACACTGGTTTAAAGCAGTTTGATGATTGGCAAAAGAATGTAATTAATTATGTGGATCAGAAGAAGAGTGTTATTGTTCGAGCACCTACATCTTCGGGGAAGACGTTTATTGCTATGTCAACTGGTATTATACATAAGAAAATTATATATATATGTCCTGCTAAACCGGTGGCTTATCAGGTTGGGGCTAATTTTATAAAAATGGGATATAAGGTTCATTTTCTTTTGGATAATTTATCTCATTATTCATATAATTCTCAGACTAATATTTTCATTGGGACACCGTTAGAAGTTGAAGATTATTTAAATAAGGTTGGAATTTCTTTTGATTATGCTGTATTTGATGAGATTCATAATTTAAATAAAGAAGATGATGGTCATATTTATGAAAATATTATTAAATTATTACCTTGTAATTTTTTGGCTTTATCGGCAACAATAAAGAATGTTGATTATTTAAGGGAAATATTTGAGAAAATACATCCTCAAATGAATATTGAATATGTTGAATATAATAAGCGTTTTATTAATCATAATCGCTGGATATGGAAAGATGGACAATTAAAGCAATTACATCCTTTATGTGCTTTTAATACGATTGAAGATAATTTTAAAGAAATCCCCCTTCAATTTACACCAAATAATTGTGCTACTCTTTGGGAAAAGATTGAAGAAATTCTCGAAGAAATAGATGAAGAGAATGATCTATTGGATGATTGTTCTCCAGATGAATATTTTACTGAATCCAAATTATTAAGTCTTGATGATTGTAAAGAATATGAAATATTTTTAAAAGAAAAATTACTTGAGTGGAATAAAGACTACCCTAAAGAAATCCAGGAAATATTTGATTCATTTAAAATAGAGTCTGTTAATGACGATGAAAGTAATATTATTGATTTTATTAGAACTGCGAAGAAAAAAGATATGTTTCCGATGTTGATGTTTAATACCGATGAAAATATATGTAAGGGGGTATTTGAGGATATTTATAATTATTTAGATAAGAAAGAACTTGAAGAATACCCTTATCATTATGAAATTTTAGAGAAAAAGGATGAGTTATATACTAATTACTTGAATAAAAGAGAACAATATAAATCAAATATAAAGATAACCTCTACAAATGCTCAATTTGAGATAAAAGATAAAATGGATGATTTTGAGAGAAAAGAAAAAACTTTATATATAAAGGGTGTCTTATCCTTTTATGAAAGTAAATTTTTGGATATAGAGAATGTTGATGATGAAAATGTTAAAAAGATTCAGAAGAAGAATCTTAAAAAAGAAATGGATGAATTTATTTTAAATCCTGATTTTTGTCATCAAGATATATTTAAAAAACATAATGATTTTATATTTACAGATTCCAACGAACCTATGTCAGGTGAAACAATCAGGGATGTTCGGAGAGAAATAAAAAAGACATTGGGTATTAAGGTTCCCTATGAAAGTCCTTTATTTCAGATGTTAAAGAGGGGTATTGGTTTATATATTGAAAATGCTCCAGATGAATATAATTGGATTCTTCAGAAGTTATTATCGAAGAAAGAAATTGGGATAGTTATTTCAGATAAGACATTATGTTTGGGGATTGATTTACCCGTAAGGACAAGTTGTTTTCTGGGTATTAAGGGGATTACATTTACTAAAGATGAATATTTACAAATGTCTGGGAGGGCTGGTAGACGTGGATTAGATAATAAAGGTAATATTATTTTTTATGGAAACATTGATTATTTATCTTTAATGAGAAGTGAACTTCCTGAAATAGTTGGATCTACTAAAAATATATGTGAAAATTATCGTATAATGGATAAGAAGAACTTTAATGAAAAGTTATTTGAAAATATGGTAAATCCTCAAAGAAAATATGAAAAAATAGATAAATTTAAAATACCTGAAGAAAATGTAAAGCTATTATGGTTTCTTAGAGAATATGGTGGTGCGTTGGAATTTATTACAAATTTAATGGAATTAGAGGTAGAACTATTTAGAGTACATGAAAATGATAAAGAAAAGGTATTATTGGATAAAATTACTCGATTAGTTAAAGATAAAGATAATAGGGTTAAAGAATATTATAAATTAAAAAAAATCGATAAATATGATGATATTAAGGTTGTTAAAGAACATATGAAAGTTATAAAGCATATTCATAATAGTGTTAATAATAGGAAATATATGATTATAGTAAAGACGAGTAAGGTTCTTTTTGATGATCTAAATAAGATGATATATGGGTTAATTATTTAATTTTCAGCACAGTCTTTACATATACAAGTATTATTATTATAAGTTTTATAGGCACATGATTTACAATAACTTGCTCTATGGATTGATCCTTCATGTGTTTTAATTGAGCAGTCTTTTCCGATACATTCACCGGCTATACCACAATGATAGAATTTCTCACATGTATTACAGTGTATTTTAAGTTCATTTGATCCAATATTAAATTTACCATTACAGCAACCACAGAAGATTACTTCCCTTCTGAATCGATCTATATATTTGCTGTCTACTTTTTCGTTTGACAAAGGATGAACTTGATTTTCCCTCCAAATGCTTCCTTTCTTATATTTTTTCATTTTTTTCTTTGCTCTTTTTTTCCCCGCACAGCACATTTTTATTTAAGTTCTTTTATAGTTTAAAGTTTAAACTACTATTCAAATTTATAAAATGCATGCGATTTATCATTTAGTAGAATATAAACTCATCGACGATCATTATCAAAGTAATCAAGTGATAAATGTTTACAACTCTCAATTAAAGATGATGGAATATATTATAGATAAATTTAATAATGGTAAGACTTATTCAACAAATGAAGGAGAGATGGGCGATGGGTCATTTATAAAATGTTGTTCTGATAAAAGTAGAATATTTTACGTTAAAAAAGTTAATTGAAAGATAAAAAAAAATCTATGTTAAAATATAAAATGACTGTTGGATCAAGGGCACAAGTATGGCATGGAACCGCTGATAAGACTTCGGGAGGTTTAACTAAGAAAGATTTGTTCAAAGGTAAGGATGGACGTATTAAGTCTAAAAGAGCGAGTGCTCTTGCTAAGAAAAATAAAACATTAGAGAAAGCTGGATATCGCACTGAAAAGGGTAAGTTTGGGGCGGTTAAAGTTGATGATGCTAAATCACCTCGTAGATCGGCGAGACGTTCTTCTCCTCGTAGATCGGCGAGACGTTCTTCTACTGGTAGATCGGCGAGACGCACCACTTCTCCTCGTAGATCGGCGAGACGCGCTACTTCTCCTCGTAGAGCGGCGAGACGTTCTCCTCGTAGATCGGCGGGACGTTCTTCTTCTAGACGCCGTTAAACGTTTCATACCGCTTCCTCTCTGAGGAGGGATAGTTGGGGGTCTATTTAATCTTCTACGTTTTCTTTGAGCTTCTAGGGGACCTTCATCTTCAATTAATCTTTTATTACTATTAATTAATTTTTCTTGTTCTTCTAATGAAATTAGTAAATTATTTACGTTTACTTCTTTTTCTTCTAATTTTTTTAGGTATTCAATTGCTTTATTTAATTTATTCTTTTGTAATTCTATATAATCTTGTAAAGCCTCTAGATCGGTTCGTGGGAACGATACTTGTTGTTTTCTTTCTTCTAAATACTGTACTTTAAATTCAACATTTTCTTTTAAGGAATTTACATAAAGTTTCTGTTGTTTAACTTTTGACTCTGCTTTGGGGATTCCTCTTCTCCTCAAACTATTTAACCTTAAATAAAATGCTGAAGCAACCTCATCTTTTACACAATCAAACCATTGTGGAAATTCATGAATAATTTCATAAAATTTATCACTATAAAGGCATGAAGAGTTATAAATATACATCTTTACTAATTTATTTCCCGGTGGGGATAATTCTTCAGGTATGACATTATAAGCATTATTGAGTAAAGAGTTCTCATCATAATCATTCCAATTTAATAGTATTTTCTCTTTTTTTATGGTTTCTTTTTGATCTTGAGTATAGTTCCAATTATTTACTATTTTTGGAAAAATTATTGTTGTATTTGTGTGGTTTTCGCTAAAATCTGTTACTTTTATATCTATGATTTCTCCAAATGTTCCATCTGCGACTACGGCATTTAATAGACCCATATCAAATTCATCTTTATCTGCGTAGGTAAATGTTATATCGGGAATTGAATCAACTTCTTTATATTCATTTTCAGTTTGATGATAGACAAATGTTTTCGTAATAACATCTTCTTTTTGAGTATCATAGTTAATAACAAATTTAATATATGGATGGAAATGATTAATATTAAATTCATCCACTCCCCCAAAAGTGAAACTACCCGCATGAATAGATTCAAATAATCTAGCTTTCTTATATAAATATATTTCAATAGTGGAGTCTCTTTTAGACGGGTCTGAAAAATGTGATTTAATAATAGGTGGAGGTTCTTGTTCTAGCTTCCAATTACTTAAGGCACCGTGAGAACTATTATAAAAATGAAAAACTCCTTCTTCATATGTTTGTTTAGGGAGATAACTTTTAAGAACCTTTAATCGAGAATACATAAGAAGACTTTTATATTCATCCATTTTTTCGTTTAACAATTTACCATACCTTTGTGTAGTTTCATCTTCATCTACAAATACTCCTAATAGTGCCTCGGTAAAATCTCCGTCATAATTTTCATATATGTGTAGTATTTCTCTTTTCAATGTATTTAATCGTTCCTCTATATCTTCACTCGTATCGTCTAAATCTGATTTATGGAATGATCTCTCATAAGATACTGTTTTTTCTTCTTCTTCATCAGGGTCTTCCCATAAATTGTCTATACCTAAAGAATTAACTTCTGCCTCTCGACGTTGTTGGGAACTTGGGGATGATCCCCATATATCATCATCGGAATTTTTTTTGTCGATTGATGATAATCCTTGAGATGGAAAAAGGTCACCTTCATTAATTATATCCTGTAAATCTGAATTATTTGAATCTAGTAATGACATATATATATAATTATAACATATTTAAAATTAAGGATATTATATATACTATATATATAGTATGATTACATTTGTTATTATCGGGAATGATATAGAAAAGACATATGAATATTCCCCCGATGTTAATATTTATAAGCTAAAGTTGGATATTATTAAAGATTTTGAATTATCTTGTGAATATGTTGATTTAAATATAACAATTGAAAGACCAATAAGGGTACTTGGAAAATTTAATATGGAACCGGGTGTCCTCCCCAGGACTATGGATATGTATCCTTTTGATAGATATGGCATAGATAATAAAATAGTAACCGCAACTTTTAATGAAGTTGTAGATTATAAACCGTATGATAAAAAGAAAAATGATATTCCTTTGCTTAAGAGGGCATTACAACGTGATGAAGGTAAGAAAGACGAAAATATTGTTTATAATTTAGAATCAGAAGAGGACTTTCCTTCTTTAGGGAGTTAATTATAGCTTGTACTGTATTTATTGATGTAATCTTGGACTAATTTTTCTTTTGTTTTAACTATTCCTTCAATAATATTGATATAGTTATTTTTTTCATCTATTTTATCAGAATGATCGATAAATTTTAAGATTTTATAAATTATTTCTAATTCTTCATTCTTCCAAAATGTTTTAAATTCTTCTAAAAGAGGGGATTCTTTTAATTCATTTAATTTTTGAACCTCTCTATTATTTAAAATGTCATCAAACATCTTAGTATAATGTTGTAATGTGTGGCATACTATACTATCTTTATCATAACTATTAATAAGTTTTTCTAGACCACTTTTACATAAATTATAGAAAAATGTATGTTTTTCATTATCATTTGGAAACCATTCAAATGATTTAATAAATGGATTATATAAATTGTGTAGGTCTTCTCTAGTATCACCGTTATAATTTCTAATTATTCCTTGATAGTAGTTCGGTTCATTATATGATATTGAATTATTATAGATTGAAATTTTTGTTCCATTTATTTTATAATTTAATAGAATCATTCTCATAATAGAGCATGTAGGTTCAAGGATCATGTTCTTTTTTCTATCTAAAGTATAAGTAGTAATAAGGTTAGCCAAGAATTCATGTGGTTTGAAATCCATATATATAAATGTTATTTATTTTTTAAGTCTTTTAGAAAAATGTCAATTTATCTTTTTTAGCAGACTTTTTCTTAACTTTTATATTTTTATCTGTTATTTGTAATAAATTATTATTAAAGGTTGTATCAAATGATTCTAATAGACCCATTGTTGAGTTAATTGTTATATTACTATTGAATGTTTTATCATATAATACTCTTTTATCATAATCAGAAAGGATAGTATGTGCTTCTGATATTAATTTCATTTTTTCTTCTGAGTATTTATCATTTGGATTTTTGTCTGGGTGATATCTACTAGATAGAGATTTATAATTTTTATTAATTTCTTTGAGAGTTGCGTCTTTTGGGACATTTAATATTTGATAATAATTCATTTTTTATATGATATATTTGATAATAATAATTAATAAAAAACATTTTAAATTTGAATTTTATTTAAAAATAATATCAAACATATATCATATAAAATGATTATTCCAGTAAAGTGTTTTACTTGTGGATCTTTGGTAAGTGATAAATGGAGACCTTTTATTAGTGAAACTACAGAACGTAAAAATCTATCAAAGGAAAAGGTATCAAGTGATTTGGATATTGAGTATATTAATATTACGGATGATGGTTCAATAAAAAAATCAATTGAGGGAGAGGTATTGGATGAGTTGGGTGTTCATAAATATTGTTGTAGGAGGATGTTTTTGGGGAATGTGCATTTGATTTCCTATATTTAAAATATTAAATAATAATATATAATGACTTCTAATGATGAAGAATTACCAGGATATTTAAATAGAAAAATATATTCTGACATTGATATTGAAAGAAATTTAGTTAAAAAAGATGAATCTAAGAGTGGACCTACTATTTTAGATTTAAAACTACATGAAATAATAGAAAATTTAGTAGAAGTTATAGCTAATTTTCAAAAAGATTATATATATAAACTATATGAAGTTGATCTTGAATTTAAATTAATAGAAGAGGAAAGTGGATTTTTTGTTAATCTTAAGAAATATGCGATAGCACTAATGTTATATTTAGGAGACAAAGATAATATATTATATATTGGTATTCTATTAATAATAATTTCAATAATATTATATTTCTTTAATATAACTATATTACATTATGATGAACGTCCCTGAAATAGACTTTAAAAATAAAAATTTATTAATAATTATATTTCTATCTATAACATCACTACTTTTTTTTAATGTTCTTGAAGTAAAATCTTTGTTATCGATAATTGTATTAGTATTAATTATTATTAATTATACAGATGTAAAGAAGGTCCTTTCAGAAGATTTATTTAAGAAAGAAGATAATGTATCTGTTAATTATAATAATAAAATAGAAGAATTATTAAAACAGATAAAGAAATATAAGAAACGAGATAAAAACGGTTATCGTGATGGGATGAAATATTGGTATAGATTTATAGAGACAATAGAACTACTTGAAGAAGGGAATATTTATAATCATAATCAGTATTTTGAGAATGCTGAATTATATCTAAAAGAGTCAATTAATACTTTCCAAAGTTTATCAGTTAATTCCTATGATGAAAGGTATGTCGATGCCCTTAAATACGGTGATTTTGATAAAACTAAAGAGATGAAAGATATAAGTAAGATTTCAAAAGAATTATATAAGGAAGGGTATGATATATTATATAATATGTCAATTAGTTTAAATAAAAAATGGAAAGAGAAACCAAATATACATACAAAAGAAATCATATTAGATTATCCTTTAGCTATGAATGAAAGTGATAGTAATTTTGATTATTATTCTTAGTTTATTTGCTATAAATTTTATTATGGTCGTATTATATGACAAGTGTTTTTTGTAAAGATTTAAAACATATAAAAACTATACCCGTTATTAATAATCAATATAGTTTTTTAAATGGTTGTGATAAATATAATGTGAATATTATTTATAAATTATTGAACAGTCAGCAAAATTATAAGATAAAAAATTTATATAGATTTATATATTTGCGAACAAATAGATTAAAAAGAGAATTTTCAAAATTAAATAATTTAAAGAATCATAAATTAGATATAGATCCATTATTTTTCAATACAATGATGGATGAATATATAGATAATAATATAATAAATGAAATAATAATAGTGAATAGTATTTTATTATACTTTTATCCTAATTAAAAATAAGATTCATCGAATTGGTTATATTTTTCTTTTCCGATTGAAGTTCTTTCTTTCTAAATAATTTTAAATTTCCCTTATGTACATTATTATTTACTTCATAAGTATCATCATTATGTTTAATAGGTAAAATAGGAGGTAGTTTTATATCATAAAGATCATTATTTTTAAATTTTTCTCTATATTCGTCAATTGTTAAATTCCCTCCAAATATTTTTAATAGTAATTTATTTGGAGCCATTGTAACTGGGTCTGGGGAATTATAAATTATATTATTATATAAGTTAATTAAAGGTGATATTTCAAAGAATTTATCATTGAAATTATCAGAGGCATACCTTAATGAACACTCTGGAGAACAAAAGTCTCCATATGTATAAAAAATACCATCTTTATATTTTAATGGAAGTCCATGTATGGTGTTCCTAAAATTATGACAACAATTCCAGCAAACTTCACTTTTTCCTTCATTATCTTTAACTTCATGATTAATAATTTCATCTCCGTAACCTGATATATTTTCAACAATTTCTTCATTAGTTTCTAATTTAATAATTAAATTTTGAATGATTTTATTATCTTTTTTTGGAACTGTTGATTTTTGATTTAAAATATTCTTTGGTTTCCTTCCTCTTTTTTTTTTCTGTTTCTTTTGAACATCATCATCCATTTATAATAATTCATATATTATTTCTTTAATATTTAATCAATAGTTTTTTTTTTGAATAATGGATTTAAATAATTTGTTGATATAAATTTATAAATTATAAGCCAAAAGATCATTATCCCCAATATTAAGAATAATGTTGTTTGTATAAATGTGATGCTCATTATTGATACCGAAGGATTATTCATAGTAAATAGGACTTGAACAATTACTTGAATTGTAATGGTCCTTATCATATCATATATCATTGGTAAAGATTCGTCATTTGTTTCTATAAAATCATATATTACTTTTTCTATGTCCATATATATAATATTATAAAAAAATATAAAGAATAATTCGTTATAAGTTTAATTTACCAAGTTTATTTTACAAGTTTATTATATTCATATTTTATAAATGCAAGAATTCCAGATTCAGTCGAATATACCCGTATTGATTATCACAATTGCTTTAATAGTAATTACAGTGATAGGTTTCTTAGAATTTAAAAAATTATCTAATCGGATAGATTCTATTATGAGTAATATAGAATCAATGCGAGAGAATGGGTTAAGTGATAACAATAGGTTAAGTGATAACAATAGGTTAAGTGATTTAAGTGATAACAATGGGTTAAGTGATTTAAGTGATAACAATAGGTTAAGTGGTAAAGATGAAAATTTAGATTTATCCGCAATGTATAAAATGGGTGAACCTGTACAAGAAGATAAATCACCTGTTATGAAGGATGATTATGAAGAAGAATACGAGGTAAATAATGAAAAACAAGAAATTAGTCAAGTTAGGGAGTACACTGAAAATGCTTCAGCCGATAGCTTGAGTACTAAACAATTATTTATTACAAAAAATATAAATCCAAATGATTTTATTATTGATAAAACGAATACTTCAAATGAAATTGAAGAAATAGATAGCAACAGTGATAGTTATAGTGATAGTGATAGATCAAGTGATTATAGTGATGAAACCACTAGTGTTGTATCCGAACATTCTGAAAAGGGAGGTATATTAAATATTTCTGAGATAATAGATAGCAACCCCGAGGATAAAGATGAGAGTGAAACCGTACAGGATCTTTTAAATGGTGTAGAGGGTGAAGAATTAGATAAAGGTTTAAATGATACTATTACATCTGATAATAAATCATTAATAAATGATACTATTACATCTGATAATAAATCATTAATAATTGATGAATCATTGTCAGTAAATCAGTTGAAGCAAATATGTAAGGATAAAGGACTTTCTGTATCCGGAAGTAAAAGTAAGTTGATTTCTAGAATTAAAGAAAATCAATAAAAAAAAATATATACCTTATTATAAATGGCAAAAGTACCTGATAATTATAATCAAGAATTCCCAGCCCGTATGTCGGATGGTCGTTTTATGACGGATTATTCTCCTAACTGTCAAAGGAATTTATATTATCAACAGAACATGACCAGTTGGCAATATAGAATGTTTTTAACAAATATGAGTGATAGTGTATTAGAATCGGAACACAAAATGGATGAAGAAGAGTTTGGATGCAGTGATTGTTCTAAAAATGTTTTTATTCCTAAAAACGAATATGAACAAAAATGTGATGGAGTAAAATGCAATGTTAACTTCGTAAATCAAGATGGTCAAGGGATTGATACTAAATTTGTATAAATTACTGCCTCCATCTATTATGACATTTTAAACATGTAATAAATTGTGTCATAGGTTCATCTGCGGATCGTGTTTGAACCTCATAATATGACGTTTCTCTACTTTGACATTTTCTACATTTAAATAGATTTGTCATAGCTTCTGGTTTAAGTTCATATTTAATTTTATCTCTTTTTGATTTGGCATTTAATAAATCTTTCCAATTATCCGGGAAGATGTCATAAACGCTTAATTTACCAACTTCTTCTGGTTTAATTTCTTTAGTAAGTATTCTTGATAATAGTTTTTCATTTTTGATATATGTTTCATTATTTAGATTTAAGTAAATAGATATAACTTTTGAAAAGTATAACTTTTTAAATAATGGATTTAACCACCTTCTTTGAATATTTCTTTCTTTTGCTGTTAGAATAACATAATTATAGATACTTTTTTCAATATTTCTTGTGATATAAATATTCTCAACTACACTATTTAATTTATCAACTGCCTTACAACGAATTTCATCAGTAATATTTGAATATTTATCCATTATTAATTATACTATTATAATATTATTATAATCAAATTTTAAATAATAATATTGTCTTTTATATATATATGATACAATCGGGGGGAGAACCTGATGATATGTTTGTGAAATTTTTAGAAAATATTATGGGAGATGATCTTTTTAAAGGGGCTAATTCAGATTGGGGGCTCCGTTTAACATATACTTTAGAAGGATATAAAGATCATATTGAGGTTGAATCATTATTAATGATTTTAGTTGTATTAATCGTATTTCGATATATTAATTTAAAAGAATTTGTGAAACCAGATGATTTTATTGAAGCCTTAAATGATAAAAATCTCCTTAATTTCCCCAATGAAAATGGTTATTTAAATAAAAGAAAATTTCTTAATTTTTTTTATCAATTAATAAAACATGTTGAAAATTTAAATACTGTTAAAGAATATTATGATTTCCAAATTGAATCAGGTCCAATACTTAAGGAAGGTCAAGTTAAAGATGTTGTTGGTTTAGATAAAAGACGGCGATGGACTAAAGAAGGTGAAACATGGAATCCTGCGGAAGAGGTTACCGAAGAATTGGTTCAAGGGACTAAATATGGGAAACAAAAATACGGAACTAGAACTGATAATCATTCATTACTCGAAGATACAATACGAGATGAAAAAAGAATAGGACCTTTTATGAAAAGATTATCCGCCGCAAGAACAGATCAACGTATATATAGATTAATAAAACAGGCAGTATCAAATATTAAAGAAACTAATGATCCCCATGTGTTAATAAAACATATAAAAAAAATGTTAGAACCTAAGCATTTTTTACATTTAAAATTTATTTTAGAACGCATATTATATGAGGCTTATAGTGGATTGTATGGTTCTTTAGAAACACGGAGTATCATTAATTATGACGTTATTTTTAATAGTATTAAGAAATCTCGGAAAGAATTCTTTGATAGTAGTGAGAGTCCTGAATTAACGGAATTAGTAAAAAAAACAAGAGACTATATGGGTCAAATGGTAGATAAAACATTTAAGGATTTTCATAATACATCATTTGAAAATTTTAGACGAAGAATCCTTACATATGATAAAGGATTACCACGGAGGGGTTGGAGCACTACCACTTTATTAAATGAATATAAAGAATATTTATTATTAAACGAAATATCACAGAGAATATTTAGAATTAAAGTTGAAATAATTGATATTTGTAATAAGAATATAGAAAATTTGAGAAAAATTAATAAGGAGATGTTAATTTATAGATTTTATTTAAGAATAAAAGAATTATTAAAAGAGATAAAAGTACTCATTACCTTATTCTACTATATAATTTTTGAGAGTGGTTGGGAGATAAATAATATAGAGGGAAGAACATTTATGAATGAATTCATTAATTTTACTTTTAAAGTATATGAATATGGTATATGGAATTATATATTAATATATAGTGCTCGGTTTGAAACTAATGAATATTCAGATGACTTAGAATTAGAAGGATCAAATAAAAATATTATTATGATGATGTTTGCGGAAATACATGTTATAAAAGAAGGATTATACCCTTCAGTTAAGAATCCTCCATTAGGATATATACCTCATTTACATGATACTCATGATAATGATATATATGATTGGGGGTGGAAACATAATCATATATCAAATAGTATAAGAGTATTAGTTCAACAATTTTATAAGGTTTTTACAATGGTAAAAACAACGATTATAAATATGGAAAAGCTTGCGAAGTACAAGTTGTATCGGGAAAATATAACGGTTGAGGAGAAGTTTACTGACCTCATGAAGAGGGCAAATGAAGTCGGAGTTGATGAGGATTCTCTCGATAAAGCAGTACGCCGCGCACCAACGTCAGATGTGAAAGATATCATCCCAACAGTGGTCTCTCTGATTATGGAAAAATTAGAGGAAAATATTCGAGACTCGTTTATGGATTTAAATCTGTTTATTGTTCATGAAGTACCGAAATTTAGATGGGATCTTAAAGATAATATTGAAAAAAATGAATTTGATATAATGGCTAAAGCATTACAAAGAGATAGTGATATTTTTGAAAGGGAATTTATTTATGATTATAATAAAGTTTATAATGATATGGTCAATGGTATTAAACAACCGGTCATAATGAAAGAACCCGAAAAGCATCTATGGGAAGGACACATTAAAAAATATGGCGATGGTTTACAGGAATCAGAATATTCTCATTTATGGGTTGAACGAGATTTATATATGAAAAATGATAATGATGCTTCTGAACCTTCAATAAAGTCGGGAGAGGAATTATATGATCCTGTAAAGTTATTCAAAGAGTTTAAATATGATGGTCAACAGTTGGATAGATTGAGTAAATATTATGAACCAGGTAAAAGACCTAGTGGAGCAGGTTCAACCATTATATCTGAGGAAGATTTTTATGATAAATTACTTGATGATTATGAAAATAAACAAATATTATCTTATAAATCAACCCCTTGGGGATCTCACGCAAATCTGATGTCTGATATGATTCGGACTCGTTTAGAATTTAATGAATTAAGCAATTTGATAAAAAAACCTGGTGGTGATAAGGGCGATATGCATGAACGATTAACTGAATTATCTAAGAAGCTTATAGATTATGATACAAAAGAAAAACGTTTAAGGAAATTAGGAAGAATAAATATTAATCCACGATTATCGGTAATTCCTGATATATCTAGTGAAAATAGTGGTATGTTTTTGGATAAAAAGAATAAATATAAACGATCACCTTTAGGAAGAGAACTATTTATTGGAAGATTAATGGATATGAGTGCTTTTGAATTACATGAAATAGTATATGATTTATATGAAAAAGATATAGAAACTAATAATAGAATATTGGGTATAAGTAGTTCGGATGAATTTGATGAAATAATGAATACTTTAGATGAGAATGGGGGTGAGGAAGAGATAGAGGAATATATTAATATGATAAAAAAATTTAAATATTTTACTAGTGATTTATTATCAAGTGAAGTTGTGGATGATTACCATAATATATTATCTCATTATACTAATGATATATATGATCATATTGAAAAAGACGCTTTATCTGAGGAAAATAAGGATAAGGTGTATGGGTTAGAGAAGGTTGAAGATATAAATAAATTATTTAAATTTTATGAAAAAATACCTCAAAAGGGAGGGAAGAAAAAGAAATTGACAAAGAAAAAGAAGAAGAAGAAGAAGAAGAAGAAAGATTAGTTAATCTGAATCATCAGTATAGATATTTTCATCAATATCAAGTTCTATATCACTGTATTCTTCTTCTGATAAATCACTATTATCATTAATGAATTGTTTATCTTCTTCTGAGGCTTCTTCTTCTTCTAATGTTTCTTCTTCGGAATCTTCGGATTCTTCATCTGTATTACAATCGTCAAATCCTTCAAATAATATTTCATAAACCGCAGCATAATCAGATACACAGAAATCAGTCAGTTTTTTACTTATTTTATTTAAAGCTACAATAAATATATCTCCATATAATAGGATTTCAGAAGAATCTTCATCACATAAAAAACTTGAATTTCCGTTAGGTAAGAGGTCATGTTTATTTTCGAATCCTGGATCACCGTCATACCATCCATAACAATATAATTCTTTATCTTCTATTGACCATTTATATAATTCTTTTAAATTAGTTGATCCTTTTTTAATGGCATTATTATTTAAATTTTTTATTATTGATTTTTTACCAGCTGGTATATTAATATCATGCATAGTACCATCTTGATTAATACGTATCACTTTCATATATTTCATAAATATAAAATATCCTTAAGTAAATATGTTATATTTTTTTATAAATAAATAATAAATGACCAATACTTTTAAAAATAAATATTCTTTTGAAAAAAGAAGTCAAGAATCTAAAACTATCAAAGAAAAATACATAGACAGAATCCCGGTAATTGTTCAAAAACACCATGATTGTGACCTTCCAGACGTTGATAAATGTAAGTATCTTGTTCCAAAAGATATGACTATGGGACAATTTTTATTTGTAATTAGAAAAAGAATAAAAATAGAAGCCTCCAAAGCCTTATTTATTATGGTTGATAATAATATGGTTACAGGATCAAGTAATTTATCTATCATATATGATGATCACCGCGATGAGGATGGATTCTTATATATTACATATACTACTGAAAATACTTTTGGTTAATATTTATAAATATATCGTTAATAATAAAATAATAAAATTAAATAATAAAATTAAATAATAAAATTAAATAATAAAATTAAATAATAAAATAAAATGTTTATTTATAGTTCTTGTACTACTATTGGAGATAATTTATTTGATGAAAAGATCTCTATTGATAAGAAAGAAGAATATATTAATAAATATAAATTGGAGAATAAAGGAAATATAAAAGAGTATTGGATAAATAATGTTTGTATAATCGATAGAAATGGAGATAAAACATATAAATATATTAAAGATGTATCTGTTGAATACGAAAATAATATGTTATTACAAGAAATAGATGTGACGGATTGTATTCCTTTTAATTTTTATAAGACTGATATTGAATATGAATATGAGTTATATGAAAGTACTATAAATGGTATAGTATATCAACTGAAAAAATACGATGATTTTATTACATATTCTTACATTTCAGAAAATAAAATATGATAATAAATAATTTATTTTATATATATATAATAAATGATAAACACATACTTACTTGTTGTAATAATAATAATAGCAATATTATTTGTTAGTAAAAATATTAATAAAGTAAATGTTCAAGAAAAAGTTATCAAGGAAAAGGATAATATTGTGGCTAATTTAAATTCAATTGATTATCCAGAAACGACAACAGTTTCAAAAGTATTGAATAAAATTAAAGAAAATATTCCATTACCAATATTACAGGCAGTTAGTCCTGAACCGATACATATTATTAAAAATACCGGGGGTCATAAACCTATTAAATACAATCCAATTGAATTAAATAATCAGATTATAGTACCTAATCCTGGTGATTCTACTGAATATCGTTTTATTGAAGAAAATCCTAAGAAAGCTTGGAGTGATAAAAATGTTTCACAATTTCCAAAGTATCATTCGTCTAATAAAATAGGTGAATTTACAAAGACAGGTGGTTTCTTTGATAGTAATTTGAATTACAATGATAATATTTCTCCAAATTCAACAAAAAACTTACCCGATAGATGTTTCTTAGATGAAAATAGTAAGGTTGTATGTGATTTTAATGATAGATTACAAAATATTCCACCATCTTTAGTAGGTGATCCAGAAAATACTTTATTAAGCAATATCGGAAATGAAAATCTTTATAATAAAGGAATATATGGAGGAAAAAGTGTAAAAATAAATGAAGAAGATGAACGTCCTATAAATGGAGGAGAGTATTTTAAGGGGGTAAAGGGTTTTTCGGGTGAAGATGGATATTTATCCCTTGATGGTATTGTGGAAAAAACAAATTATTCTATCTAGAAAAGTTTTTATTAATTGGTAAATTATATTTTTCACACCATTCTTTTGCTAATCTAATCTGTTCACTCGAGGCTATTAGACTATTTGTTTGTATTTTATCTATATTTCTTATAACTGAATCAATCGTTTTAATTTGATTTTCTGTAAATACATTATTATATTCCACAATATTATTTATAAATGATTCTGGTATTTTAATATATAATTTTTCACATTCATTATAGTATTCTAATAATGTTGGCATTATATCAATTTCTTTATTCCCTTTAAAATTATTACAAATTACATATTTTTCTGAATTTGATGAACGACTTGTTGACGGTTTAACTATTTGTATCGATGAATAGTTGATATAAAGGATATATAATAATTGAATAGTCTTATAATTAAATAAATCAAATACTTTTAATACAAAATTCCCTTTTAATGCCTGTATATTTAAGGCTATATATATTTCAGAATATAATAATTTATAAGAATTGATTTCCTGTGAATTATAATCGGTTGAATAATCAAATCCTCCGTCTGCTGTAACAAGATGACACTTATTTTTTCCAATTTCATTAATAAAATATTCAGCATTCTCTAAATTATATAGATTACCAGTCTTATCTTTACCCGATGATATAAAATTCTGTTTATTTGTTAAAATCGATTGATTCCAATATGGAATTGATGGATCTTCTGATATTAAAGTGATTCCATATATTAAATTAATTTTATATTGACTATTATTTAAACAATTAATAAATCCACCCGGTCCTTCAGCTATACAAGCACAGTAAATATCATTTTTTAATAATTTTAATTCCTTAATAATTTCATGTAGTTTGAAATATGAACGACTTGTAGGGATAATCGAACAAATATTCTTAGTTTTTCTTGATGATGTATATATAAATTCATATGGATTTAACATTTTTTTTGATAATTCCCATTTTTTAGGATTAAGAGAATCAATTTCACCTTTTTTAAGCATAAGTTTTTCTTTTATCGCAGAAACTATTGGATTTTCTGTAGTTTCAGAAATAAAAAAACTTTTTTCATGATCATCTTTTAGAGTGTATATTTTCATAATTATCTATATTCTTTTTATTTTAAATAGTATTTTACAGATTATAGTAGATTATAAATATTAATGTTAAATATATTATTTTTCTTTCAAATGATTTAATATTTAATTGATCCATAATTAAATCAGACATTCCAAAAGCAAAGATATATAAAAAAACAGATTTTAATTCTAATTTCATTTATTATTAACTAATATATATAATTATTCAATTCTTTTGAATATAAAGTATGTATTAAATGAACTTAAGACTTGTAATGGATTTGAAACATATTCCATAGGTTTCATCTTATAAGCTTCTTTATAGAATGAATTTAAATCGCTATCAGTTCTATATAATTGATCTAGATTAACAATTACTTTTCCAAATTGACCTAGATCATTCGTAAAATAATCTTTCCTTAATATTTGTGAATATCGTGGATTCATATTTTCTGGTATACTAACTTCAAAACCATTCTTTTTCATGATATCTTTAACGAAATCAAAATTAACAAGATATTCTTTCATTTTTTGTCCTATTGATTCCATATAGACATCAATTTCAACACCGAACATATTATCTATATTTTCTGGATCATAATCAAAATTATCTGTATCATATGTAGCGTCAATACTAAATATTAGATTACCCATATTATCTTTATAAAGAAATTTATTAATACCGAATGGGTTAAAATTTTCATCTTCTTCTTCTTCCTCATCTTCTTCTGAAGTTGGATCATTTTCTTGTTTCCAAATTTTATATTTATCTCTTTTTTCTTTAAAATATTTGAATATTTCATTACCGTCATAACAAGTTCCTATGAAATAACCTCCAACTTTAACATTATCTTTTAAATTATTTAGAAATCCCATGAAATTTGTTTCTGAACTGAAATAATAATGCATCGAAAATTGAGAGCTAACAACATCAAAACCGTTCGATGCTAAACCTTTATATCTTGTATGGATGTTTTTATAGTCTTTTGGAATAGGTTTTTTAGTATCATATAGAATAGATGTCATAATTTCAGTATGTTTTTTATCTTGTGTGTTGTTGTTCTCTATTTCTGAACATTCTCCCGAACGAATATTCTTACTTGTATCTCCTCGTAAGAATACAGTTGGAATTCTTTTATTACTTTCATAATATCTTCTACAAGCCCAATGAATATTTGATGATATATCAATACCTAAATAGAAATTTGTATTAATATCTTTATTAAGGTATTTACCATTATCTCCACCTCTACCACATGATAAATCTAAAATCTTAATTTTTTTATCATTAAAGGAAGTACATACTGATCCAATTAACCTTGATTTAATATAATTATGTAATTGTCTTAGTTTATATGATTCTAAGAATTTATCTTTATCATTATTTTTTTCAATATAATATTTTCCATCTTCTTCAGTTGATATTTCTTCATGAATTACTGATTTATCTATACCTGAAATCATATCAACCGTAACAGGATTGTTAATTGATTCCCAAACATCATTAGCAATTGTAAAATCTTGTGGATCAATTTTATCGGTCCTTATTCTTATAGGGACCCAGTAAGTTCCTGTAGATGAGTCTCTTTCAAATCTCATTTCTACTAAGTCTCCATCTTTAATTTCATCTTTAGTAAAATTGTCACAAAGCATATTTCCATTTGTTAAGAGTATGTTTGTTGTATTATATTTAAGATCCTCTTTACTATGGGCATTAAATATTTGAATTTTATCAGGATTTTTATTTTCTGATGTTTTTCCATTAAGAATGAGATTACAATAGTCTATATTTGGATCTCTTTCAAAATCATAACCAACATATAGCTCCAATTGTTTATAATCATTAATAACCTCTGAACCATTTATATGGTTTACTTGAGGAAATACTTTATCCCTTAATTTACCGTTTACAAGATCTTTTTTAACTTTTACAAGGAAATCAATCGTGTTTTCATGAGGAGGTTTCCATTTAAAATTCTGATACCATGAACCACGGATAGAATCTTTTTGAACTCCTTCAATTTCACCTTTAACTGATAAATTTGTTGGAAGGAAGATTAAACCATCTGTACGATACGCATAATGTCCTTTCTTATCTGATTTTAAAATCTTTTTTGACGATTCAAAGATTTTCATTATATCATTCTTTTTTATTTCTGATAGATCAATAGAATCTTCGCCAAATCCAGTTTGAAAGCCATATTCATATGTTTTAATATCAATATCCAATACTCCAATTTTTTCATCAAAATGATCATAACGTATAATATTATCTGGATTTTGAAGTATTGAACGGAATTTATTAAGTATAGAACTCCGTGAAATATCATTAGGATCATTTGCTCTAAATGGATAAGTATGGATAGGTTGGGGAGTTAATTTACCACACCAGTAAACATCGAAAATCATATATAAATTTAATTTTTCATTATCTTTATCTTTAGTAATATATTCTCCATCTAAAATCCAATCATCAGAAATATCTAGGAAATGACAACCAGTATCAATTACATTTTGTTTAGCATTAATTAAATAACCATTATGATTTGTTATAAATAATTGATATCTTTCCCCATCTGCTTTTTCGGTAACAGCATAATTTACTGATAAAGGATATTTACTCTTAACTTTAATATCTTTTAAATGTAATGTTACTGGTTGAGGCCCCATTAAATTAAAATACCATGTATTTTGCCCTGTGACTTTCTTATATTTTAAAAGGATTTCTTCCTTAAGTTTATAAGATATTAATGTATCTGTATTATAAATTAATTTTGATATATATTCAACATGAGACGTAAGGATTTCTATTAATTTTTCAGTTAATTCTCCAGTTTCAATAATATCTGTCCCATTAAATGATGGAACTTCAAATAAATCACTAATCGGTTCAAATGTCTTATTAATAACAGCACCTTCTACAATTGACTTTTCTTTAATCGTAAAATATCCATCATATAGATCACTTATAGGGACAATTAAACTTTGAATATTACCTATCATAGGGGTAAATGAAACTAGCACTTTTGTATCAATGTATTCATTTGTTTCTTCATTAACTTCTTCAAATATATCTTCAATAAGACCAATTTTAGTACCAAGTCGATAATATCCTTTCAAAGCTTCTCCAAATAAAGGATCAATATCATTTTCTTTAAAATAACTATCTTTTATTCTTGTAAACTTCCCTAGTAAAGTTCTATAATCATCATGAGTATATCTTATAGATGAATCATTATAAGAGATTAATTTAGTATTTACATCATCATCAAACCTTTCTCTCGGAATTGGTGAATTTATTTCATATTCATAATCTTCATTATCTTGAATAGTAAAATTATCTTGTTTTGGAACATTTATTCCTAAATTTAATGGATCATAAATATTACCATTCTTTTGATTACCAGGGGCATAGGGATCAATATCATCTTTGAGTTGTCTATATAGTAGGTCTATTTTAGGAATACCTACTTCTTTTTCCCAACCCACATATTCTATTTCAACTTCATATTTTTCTTTATTTTTAAGGATATCAGCTTCTTTAAAAGTCTTTTTAAAATTAAATTTCCCTTTATATTTAGATGTTTCTTTTACAACTGTAAGATCTATCCTGAATACTTTATCTTCTGTTAAGAAACTATATCTTTTTTTATATCTAAAATGTTTCCTTTTATTTCTATAATCAACAAGCATAGATTTAACGAAATGATGACGATTATTTAATGATTTTTCCTTCTTAAGATTTAATCGAATATTATAATATTCATCTTTAATTTGACCATATTTCTTAGTTCCATCAGAAAATACCGTCTTTTGAATATATTCCAGGTTTTCATCATTTATATTTTCAAGACTATCTTCTCTACAATATTGTTTAATAGATTCAAGTCCCTTAACAGAACATCTAACATTAGATACATTATTTTTAAATTCTGTCCTTATATCTAGTATTGTTTCTTCGTATTTTGTTTCATATATTTCTCTGCATTTTTCAAGGAGATTTATAAAAATTTTTTTATTTATTGGATTCTTAGCAGGAGTATAACCAAAAATAGCTTCTAATTCATTTTCATCATTGAGAATCGCATGTTTAAAATATTCATGGGCATCTGGTTGATTATTAAATAGTTTCATTAATATAATATCAAAGTATATTTATTTTTTAAATATCTTCTTTTATATGTTTCAAATTTACATTATCGTATAATTGTTTCTTTAATTTCTTCTTCCCATTATCATTCATAAGACTTATTTCCATCTCATTACAAATCTTTTCTAAATCAATCATTTTATATTTTGATATACTACCAAGATAAGGTTTATAAATATTCTTATCACAGTCTATAGTAAGGATATTTCCAAGTTCTTTATAATCAGAATACTCTATATTTTCAGGAAGTTCATCTACTTCTTTAATCCATTTATTATTAGTAAATGAACATACTAAAGTAGGGTAATCTTTAAAAGAAGTACTATAGTATTTGTTTACATCTCGATTATATAATATACAATTAATCTTATAATATTCATTCAAATATAAGATAGATGAAAAATTATTATCTCCTTGAAAACCACGTTGTATGGTAGAGACATTAAAAGATCTTGAATATTTATCCTTTTTAGTAACAGATGAAGCTATTTCAAGTTTTTTTGTTTTAATATAATTTCCTCTATGATTATCTTCTAGTGTATTATACTCAATTTCATTTTCTCCAATAATGATCTCACAAATATCTTTAAAACCAATATTTAATACTTTTTTTGTATTCCCTTCGATATATTGAGAATCACCATCATTAATTTTGTTTGTATATGTGTGTTTTTTATGACTATGTTTCTCGATAAATTCCATTATATATTAATATATAAATATCTTTTTATATATTATCAAATTTATATTATCAAATTTATATTATCAAATTTATAATTTATATAATTTGGATTTTATTATTATTTCTTTATCTTCTTCATTAAAATCATCTAAAAAAAAATTTTTATATGTAATATCTACTTTTTTCACTTCTTCTTCTTCTGGCTTCTGAATATCTTCGGATATAACATCGGTATAGGTATGTTCTTCAATTTCAGAATTTATTTCATTATGAACTAAAAAATAAATATTATCAATTATATTATCTTCAAGAGTATTTAAATTTATAAACATACCATTACTATTTTGTGTATACTTACATTTAAAAGAATTAATAAGGTTTATTAAATTTGTATGATCATTCATTTTATAAACATTTTCATATATATAAATTCGTTTTTTATCCATTATATTAAAAAATATATTAATTCATTAATTTTTAAACTTATCTATGAAACGGGTCTGGCAATAACTTGTATTTTATCAGAACGAAATTTAATTCGAGATCCTATAACAATTACCTTTAATAATTGTCCAATATGTAAATCATCAATATTTAATATACTTGAATCCATATAATCTTTTGGGATCATAACAATTAGAGGACTTGTTTCATGTGTATCTGTATCTTTCACTTTAAAATATGATATAATACCTAATTTATTAATATTATTAATATAAACATCATATACATCTCCTTCCGATGGGGAAATAATATCTGCTGTATATGTAATCAAATAACTAACCGAACTTTTATTATTTCTAGTCTCAACCTTACCGATATTTCTCTGAATTATATTAATAGAATCTTTTAGTATGTAGCCTTCATTATAACATAAACCTTCAATTAACTCATTTAATTTTTGTTTTATTATATTATCTAAATTCTTATTAATATCTTTCGATGGAACAGAAAGAGTTGTTTTTAGCATTTGTTTATTAACATGTTCAGAACTAGTCATTATGATATAATATAATATATTATTGTTTAAATATATATTCAAATTTTTGTTTTATTATAGATTAAATTTTAATAAAAATAAATCATATGATAAATAATAGTTTCCATTATTTTTTATATCTATATCCCTCATTATAAACTCTCCATATAATACTAAAAATTCTTTATTAATTAAATTTTTATATTCATTATATCTTACAAAATATTTATTAGCAATACCATATAATTCAGAACATATTTTACTTTCATCTTTTATTTTTCTATATTTTTCTTTATTTTCCTTATCTACTTTATCTTTCGATTGATCTAATAAATTTAAGATAAATCCCTCGTAAGCTTTAAAATAATCAGGGAAATTTTCTTTAAATATCTCGAGTAACGATATTGATTTAAAACCTAATACATCTGCCAATACTTTTCCAGGTAGTTTATCTTTACTGATTCTTTGTAATGGTCTTATAATTTTGAATTGATGATCTTCTTCTTTATTTTTATATGAATAACCCCAAAGAGGATTGGTCTTAAATAATTCTAAGGGTTTAAAATTCTTTTTAATATTTAATTTACCAACCTCATCAAGATCTATCCATTGTTCTGTTTCTTTATCAAAGATAAGGAAGCTGAAATTATTTATATTTGTTTTTAATGTATTATTAAATGCTTTTTCTGTATTATGTAAGAAAAATCCAATAATATCCCCTCCATTTTCATCAAGGATAGAATATTCCCCTATATCGCTTAGTCTTATTACATTATTTTTGAAAAACATGTAAATATATTTATCATATTTATCTTCGGGTAATTTATAATCGTTATTAATAACACTTGAAAGGATATTTTTTAACAATGTTAATTTTTCAGAATATTTTAATTTATCAATAATGTGGTTAATATAATTATCATTATTAATTGTAGGTATTAAGTATCTTATAAGATCATAATCTAAATTAATTTCACTAATATTATTAACGGTATCCAACTTTATGGTTTGTCCTTTACTAAATTTAAATGCTTTAAAAGGTCCATAATTATTTTTATTTTTTGTTATAAGTTTTATTATTTCATCATATACAATTTCATTATTAGGATTCCGCCAACCTTTCACAGTAGCCTTTTGAATCTCAGTATAAATTCTGTAATGAATTTCACTATAGTCTTCAAAACACATATAACTTTCTCTTGGAATGTCTACTTCAAAATCTTTGTATGCATTTAATATTATATTTTCATGATTATTTTCCTTTGTTATCAACCTTTCATAAAGAGGTAAACTTTTATCAATATTTTTAAAAGGTTGAAATATATAATAATCATTTAGATTTATAATATACCCTGGAGTAGTGTTCATGTTCCATACAGGATATTTATGATTAATCATATGGTTTATTGAGTGATATATAATATATAAATTTGTATCCATTAAAGAATTAACTTTGTCAATAAGTTCATTAAGAGTATAATAATTATATATTTCATAAAATTCACCAATTATTTTACATACAGGTTTAATTAATTCATTAATATTCTTTTCTGTATATGTATCGAATGATAAATCTTCAATTTTATTATTAATATTAATATTATCTAATGTTAATATATCGTTTTGTTCAATTGAACATTCTATTTTACATTTATTTGAGAAAGAACATATTTTTGAATAATCTTGATCATTAACATCAACTTTTTTAATTTTTGTAGAACGACTTGAAATAAGTTTATATTTATTCATATTTGAAATATAATTAATATCTTCATTCAAATAACAATCAATTGCTTTATTTTTTAAAATTGTTTCAATCTTCCCGATTTGCCCTGCTTTTTGCTCAGCCATACGATAAGTATTCGTATCTATTGATTCTTTCTCTTCTGATATTCCCGAAGTATGTAAAAATACAGTTACATTTCTTTCTTTTTCATTTAAGTCTATATGGGAACAGAAACGGATTCCACGACCTATAATCTGTTCAATTTTATATAAATGATACCATGGATCAAGAACATGGATCTCTCTTATATTTTTAAAATCTAATCCTTCACTTGTTACAGATGTTCCTAATATGATCTTTATATTTTCTCCATTACTATTTGAAGCATTTTTAACAGCTTCAATTTCCATGTCATTGTTAGGTGATAATGTTCGATTACCAGATAATATAATATATCTTGCCCGATTAAATACATCAGTCGTTTTGTTCTCTCTTATATTCCATTGAAAATCAATGGGTTCCGATTTTGTATTTTCACTATTTTTTTTCCATTCTGGATAATCTAAAATATTTTTACCACCAAATTTTTCAAACCCCATATGTTCTAATGCTAAAGCAATTGGTAATACACCTGAATAAATATAATCTGAATAAATAAAGATAATACCTTTAGATTTATTCTCTTTTAATCCGGTTAATATATTAGTTAATTTAGCAGACATAGAGTTCAACTTTCCCTTATTTATATCAAAGATAGGATCACTTGACTCTTTATAACTAAATTTTTTGATGTTATCATCCATAAAATTATTAAATCCCCTTTCTCCATATACATTTTTAATATTTGTTTTTTTCTTATCAATAGAGTATACTATATTTGATAATTGAATTCCAATTTTTCTTTCTGATATAGGGATTTCTTCTTTTTTTGCTAATGATTTAATAAATTCTTTATAATAAAAACATTGAGATCCTTCCTCTAACATTTTATTAAAATACAAATCCATAAATGAAAATTTATAAGATGTAATTGGACTTTCATTAAATAAATTGATTGTTGGATAATTCTTTTTCACCCTATTAATACTATTCTTATCATTTGGATATAAACGTATTGGAAAGGAAATAGGATTTTCCCCTCTTAAATAAGATATATAACCAGAACATTTTTTATTTAATAAATTTTCCCCTCTATCAGTTAATATATCTTCATCATTCTCATTTATAAATAAGTCTTTGTATTTCAATAATGGTCTTTTATCATTTGATAGTAATAGATTCATTAACCAAATAATTTCTTTTGATTTATTAAACATTGGTGTTGCTGACATAATTATTAGTTTCATATTTTGACTGTATTTGACAACTTTTTTTAATATAGTCCTTGCATTTTCCCGTTCTTTTTTATTTTTTAAAGCTTTTTCTTTATCATCTTCATCTTCAGTACTATCTTTTTCTTCTCTTAAATTATGGACTTCATCAATAATCATAATTCTATCTGAGCAATATTCTCTTATGACTTGTTTTAGAATTAATTCTTTTTCATTTTTGTCTAATTCTCTATTACCAATACGAATATCTCTTAAACGTTTAAGTTTATTTGAAAATTCTAAATAACCATAGAATTCATAATATTCTTTTATTGTTCGACGAACCTTATATTTTGATGGTTTTTTATTTGACTCTTTTAATTCATCCTCAATACGAGTACTAATATCTTCGGAACATTGATTACCGATCTTATTTGGATTATAAACAGTATTAAGCCAATTTTGTTGAATATTTTTTGAAACTAATGCTATAATCTTTTTATCATCTTTCTTAGAGTCAATAAAAGAACTACTTATATTAATTGCTGAACATGTCTTTCCAACACCAACCCCATGAAAAATAAGTAATCCATTATAAGGTGTCTCATCATTTATAAAATTTTTTAAAAATTGTTGATTATTTGATAATTCAAAATTATCTATATTACACTTCCTCTGAATATCTTTAATATTAAATGACGATTTACAATGATATATTTGAACCTGTCGAGTTAATTCATATATGAATTTAGGATCATTCTTATCGGGCATACGGTTAATCTCAAATTTATTTAAACCATATTGAAGTTCATCAATCTCTTTTTTATTTACTTTTTCTTTATTTCTATTATAAATATTTTCATATTTCTTAAAGATTCCTTCATCTATTTTGTCAATCAAAATATCACCCATTATATTATCTATAAATATAAAATTATTTTTCAAGAGTAACATGTTTATGAAAATTTTTTATGAAATTAAAAAATGTATTAATGACTTCAAGTTTTTTAGTATCATAATCTCGTATTTTACTACATGAATTTTCTTCATTTAACCATTCAATATTTTTTATTTCAGTATATTGATCTTTGTTATCCATGTCAACTTTTAATGTAAATTCTTCTTCTGCCTCACTTATATAATAAATATGTTTATATCTAACACGATTAATACCTTCATATTCTTCAATTATAGGTATAACATTATTAATAATATTCAATGATTCTATATTAATATTTGTTTCCTCTTTAAACTCTCTTATAGCACACTGTTTATTTGTTTCAAGGTTATTTCTTCTACCTTTTGGAATTTCCCATTCATTTGAAGTATATTTATGTTTTACTGATTCTGATAAATATTCAAAATTTATATTTTTTTCTTTTATTTTATAACCATTTTTAATAGAATTAAAGTTTGCTTTACTTTTAGTATATTCTTTTTTTATTCTAAAATTAATTGTTTCAGTATGGATCCATAATTCTTTCCATAATGTATCAAAATCATTAGTCTTAATCCGTTCTATTTCATCGATAGACATACGACTGAATAATAATTGAATATATTTAAGATTATATATTGATCCATATTTACCTCTCAAAAATTCTATATAAGCTAATGAATCTTTTCTTTCTATCATTACAATTTTAATTTCCTCTGTATCTTTACATCTATGGTATAGAATAATACCATAACTTAGTATCGGGTGTCTACAATTTTTATATAAGTGACCATAGTTACCACAATTATTACAATAATTTTTTAATGTATCTTTATTATCCATACTCAATATTGTTTTTTTTTGTTTAAATAATATATATTTATAATATTATACAATGGATCCAAAAATTTGGGGACCTTCCGCATGGTTATTTTTACATACAATAACATTTAATTATCCAAATAATCCAACAAAAGAAGATAAAGATAATTATTATAAACTATTTGATTCTCTAAAATATACTATTCCATGCCCTATATGTAGAGAACACTATAAAGAAAATTTAAAAAATAATCCAATAAAATTAGATAATAAAGATGATTTAATTGAATGGTTATTTGATATTCATAATTCAGTAAATAAATTTAAAGGTGAGAAGGAATATTCTCACGAAGAATTATATGATAAATATTATGATATTTTTAAGAGTCAAAGGTTAAAAGATAAAGACAAATATAAAGATTATTTTAAATATGGTTTACTAATTATTATAGTGATATTGCTTTTATTTTTTATTAAAAAAATGTAATTTATTCGTTAAATTTAAAATTTTTTTCTTTCTTTTATTATATGCCTAGACCTAAAAAATTAGTTATTAATAAAGTATTAACCGATGAAGAAACATCTAAACTTGAAGGAAAATGGATTGATAATTCATACATGAAACTACCTGTAATAAACTATAACGTTGATGTATATTATAAAGATGACGATGGAAGTGAAAAACTATTATTAAAATTTAGAAGAAATAGTATTAAGCCATCATTATTAAGGAATGGGTGGAGTTCTTATAAGGATTTAGCAAAACCTAGTCGTGGGAGAGGAGCTTCAGCCGGTCCCATAGATACTGAAAGTATATATTGGAAAAAAAGAAATATAATAAATACAAGTAAATGGTCAACCGGTTATTTAAATCCTGTTGGAAATAAATTAAAAGAAGATTTAGAAAATTTATCAATTGAAGAGGTAAAAGGAAAATTACAAGAATTAAATATAACATATTCAGGTGATAGTTCTAAAGAGGATTTAATGATGTTATATATTAAGTCTGAAGGAGGAATATCAAAAATGAAAGTAAATAATCAAGTCGCATCAAATCCAATTGGTTTTTATGAATCATCAAGTAATTTTTGTAAATTGCCATGTCGATTAACACACTTTACAAGAACAAATTACGATAAATATAAAAGTGGATTACCTTTTATACAACGAATAGATGCTCTTTTTAAAAAACTTATACCCACTGCTTATGAAAAACAATTAGAAAGAGCAAATCAAAAACCCCATCTTAAAATTCCAGAAACATCTTTTTCAACTATTACAATCAATAGAAATTTTAGAACGGCTCTACATAGAGATGCCGGTGACTTTAAAGGTGGTTTTGGAAATTTAACTGTAATTGAACGAGGTAAGTATCATGGAGGCTATACCGTATTTCCTCAATTTGGAGTTGGAGTGGATGTTAGATCGGGAGATTTTTTGGCCATGGATGTACATCAATGGCATTCAAATACAGAAATATATGAAACAGAAGAAGATAAATTATATAATGATACAATTGATTATGCTTTTAAAGATAATCCAGAAGTAGGGACAGTTGGATTAAATAATAAATATACACGCTTAACATTTGTCTGTTATTTAAGAGAAAAAATATTAAATTGTTCGGATGATATACCCGAAGCTTTTTTAAAAGAATCTGGACATAAAAAAATAGATTATTAACGTTTATTTAAAGAGATATATTACTTTATTATTATTATTAATGTCTGATTCTCCTTCTGTTTCAATTGTTACAATTCTACATGATTGGTCACAATTTTATAAATTATTTAATTATCATTGGGAAACACTTGATTATCCCAAGGATAAATTAGAATGGATCATAATTGATGATTCTAAAGAAGATCATAGTGAACATATACCTATTCATGAAAATATATTATATATAAGAATATGTTCAAGTGAGTATTTAGAAAAAATTGAATTTAAAGATGATAAAGAAGAAAAAATAATTTGGAATTTTTTTAATAAAGCCGGTATTCTACCAAATGGATTTAAAAGAGATTATGCTGTTGGTTTAACTAGTAATGATTATATATTTCATTTAGATTTTGATACTGTTTATAATCCTAAAGTGATTAAACGTAAACTTGATTTTTTGAAAAGAAATAAAATTGAATGTACTTATTGTAAGTCTATGTTAGCTTATGATATATATGGAAAACAGTTATATAAAGTTGATAATAATGCTATTGGATATGAATCTACATTATTCCATACAAAAGAATATTGGAATAAAGGGGGATTTAAGTGGGAAGATATAAATTCTGAAGCTTTTTCTTTTTATTATGGGAAGGGTTTAGATAGACCAATGGATAATTATTATGATACTATTAAGTTAATAAGTATTCATAATTATAATGTATATAAGCCAATAAAGATTACATTAGAAAATATAGAAATAAAAATACCTGAAATTGTAAATACTTTAAATGTAGATTCTCATCCTGTTCAAGGTATATTATGTGATATATTTAATAATCAAACAATTGAAGTATTGGGGATAGATTCTGAAATAATGGATATAATTAAGAGTAATGGTTGGAATATGGAAAATATAAAGATAGATGGCAAAGTTCGTGAAAAGAATTTAATAAAGGAAATTAAAGGATTTAAAAAAAATTTTAATTTATGTTTTATAAATACAAAAAATCCTATATGGAGTATTTTTAAAAAATGTAAGTTTGATTGTATTGTTTTAGAATCTAATAAAGATCGTGAACAAATGGATGGAATATTAAAGCAAAATAATTATTTATTTTTTGAAAATATATATATCCATTCAGAATATTTAAAAAATACTAATTAATACGAATATTCAAAATTTTTATCTAAATATAAAGTATAAAAATGGTTCAAAAAGTTGTCGAAAGTGTTACTGGTTTATTTAACGAAAAACTCGTTCAAATTGCTTTAGTTGGAGGCGTCCTTTTCTACGTCGTTGCCAACCCAACTGTATTCAAATTTGTTGAAGAACTTCTCCAAAAAATCGGAGGTGTTGTTGGTCTTTCCTTCAAATTACAGGGAACTAACCTCTTAATCTTCCACTCTCTCGTATTCGCGGTCCTCCTTGGTCTATGCGTTAAGTTCATTTTCGAACCCCTAATGTCTGTTCTTAGAGCTTAAATTTAATTTATCTAATTCTTTTCTAAATTATTTAAGAAAATATAATGTATTAATTTATTATAAAGATGAATACATTAGTTGAAAAAGTTAATTCAAACCGACAAATCCTTTTAAATTTAAATGAAAAAGCAGTTATTACAGCTGGAAGAGGAAAATTGATTGAACAGGATGATTATATTCAAGTTGATAATATAGTTGATATTGAGTATGCGATATATCTTACATTTACAAATTTATTTTTATTAACAAATAATTCTACATATATTGAATGTGACCGAATCTTAAAAGATATTGATCAATGCATTGATAATATTTATAATAATATTAATCTAAGTAAATTAATCGATGATGAAGATTCTTTTAAAGAAATGATTAATTATATTGATGATGAATATTTCGCATTAAAAAGTAAGTTATTTCACGGTAGTCCCTTCTTTACCTTATTCACTAAAATATATATGATTACCGATATAGCTAAAGAAATTTTTAAAGAAAATAATAGTCATATTATTAAGATGATTGGTATATATAGAGATCAATTAGAAGGTAAACATTATGATATTAGTGATAGTGATAGTGATAGTGATAGTGATGGTGAGAGTGATGGTGAGAGTGATGGTGAGAGTGGAGATACGGGATATACGGGAGATACTGGAGAGGATAATCCTAATTTAATATATGATAAAGAGGAATGATTTAAAGTATATATTTTATTAAATTTGATTTAAAATTTTATTAATAATAGTAAATTAATAAAAAAATGAGTTTAAATATTATTTTTAATAGAGATAATAAGAATAATATTGGTATTGATGGAGGATTAATATATCATATAAAAGATGATTTAGATTGGTTTAAATCAACAACCATTGGACATATTGTTGTTATGGGATATAATACATGGGTAAGTCTTCCTAAAAAACCATTAAATAAAAGGATAAATATTGTTATAAGTAATAATCATTATGATGAATTAATAAGTCAAGATAAAAGACCGGATATTGTTTATAGATCGTTTTCCGAGTTTATGGATAAACATAGATCATGTAGTCATAATTTTGATAGAAGCACATGGTCAGAATATATGAAAGATGATCCTGAAACTTTTATAATCGGAGGAGCTACTTTATATGAAGAAGCATATAAAGTTGGAGTTGATTTCATATATGAAACAAAATGTGAACCTTCATTTAATATAACTAATCATTGGCACCATACATTAAATTCTTCATTGGTAAAGTCTAATATACTCATTGGAGATGATTATGTTAAAGTTTTTAATAAACCTTGTCATGGTAAAGCTAGAATATATACAAATCAAAATCCATCCGAAAAACATGAGAGGAGTTCGGTTATGATAGATTATTCATTTAATATTTATCAAAATAAATTAACAGTAAATGAGGGAGAACAAGAATATTTAAGATTATTGAATAGTGTATATTGTAATGGTACTAAACGAGATACACGTAATTCTCAAGTTATTTCTAGTTTTGGAGAGAAAATGTCATTTGATTTAAGGGAAGGGTTTCCATTACTGACAACTAAGAAAATGGGATGGAAAACTATATTACGAGAATTATTATGGTTCATTAGTGGTTCTACAAATAATAAAGAACTCCAAAAAAAGAATGTTCATATTTGGGATGGAAATTCTTCTAAAGAGTATATGGATAGTCGTGGATTAGATTATGATGAAGGTGATTTGGGACCTATTTATGGATATCAATGGAGGAATTTTGGTGGTGACTACAATAGAAGTGAATCTATGGGTGTTGATCAATTACGATATATGATTGATCTTATTAAAAATGATCCAACAAGTAGGAGGATTATAATGTCTGCGTGGAACCCTCCTGACCTTGATAAAATGGCTTTACCACCATGTCATATTCTTTTTCAAATTTATGTTGATGGAGATTATATAGATGGACAAATGTATCAGAGATCCGGAGATATGTTTCTAGGGGTTCCATTTAATATAGCTTCATATTCATTCTTATTACATATTATTGGGAAGATAACAGATAAAATACCTCGATTTTTATATCATATATTAGGGGATTGTCATATATATTCAAATCATTATAATGAAGTTGAGATACAATTAAAGAGGCATACATATCATTTTCCTACATTAGAGATAATTGGGGATATTATTGATATAGATAATATTAATGAGAGTCAATTTAAGATAAATAATTATAATTTCCATCCTCCACTAAAAGCGGAAATGGTAGCATAAAAAAATATTATTTATAATAAATGAGCAAATGTAATTGTGGATCAAATGGTCTCGAGAGAAAAAATGTACCTGAAGATGAAGGTAAAGATAAAGAAGAAAAAGGTATGTTAGACAATATTCATTATATATTAATCGCGGGTATAATATTATTATTACTACTTATTAAATCAAAATGTTAACTTTTTATAGCATTTCGAGCTAATTTATCTGCCATTCTATTTCCATATGAATGTTCATCATTACTGTTTGTATGTGCCTTAACATAATAAATTGTTATATTATTTATTTCAGTATAAAGATCATATGTCTTTTTTATTATATCTAGATTTTTCTTATTATCTAAAAGATTATTTTTAACCCATTTATTATACCATTCATCTAAAATAGATTTACAATATGAAGAATCTGTGTATAGTTGAATAGGTACTTTAATGTTATTTGATATTAATAATTCAAGTGCTTTTTTTATAGCTAATAATTCGGCAATATTATTTGAATGATTATTAAGTATTAATTTTTCGCTGATATCATTTAATTTGATACTATTTTTTTCTGAAAAGTGAATACCTATTGATGAACGTGCTTTCGGGGTTCCATTATCAGGACAAGCACCGTCAGTGTAAACTAAAAATTTATCTTCATATTTTTCAATTTTAATATCATCCATAATTTTTATTGAAGCATTATATAAATCAGTATGTCGTTCTTTATACCATGTTTGAGAACATAACCATATTATATATTGTTTGTCTATATTATATATATATTTTATAGATTTACCTTTATATTTTCCGAATGTTATTTTTGTTTCCATTAATAGTAATTTAATAGTAAATTAATATTATTTTTTTAAATCAAATTTACAATACTCCGTCATAAAGTCTCAAAAAAAAATGTTAAATTAAATTATAAAATATGAATAATGTCAAAACTAAAAAAGAAGAGAAAGTAACTCCTGAAGAAAATGTTTGGACCGATGAATGCGAAGCACTTTTAGCAGAATGGTCAGAAAAAGCTTCATGTTATCGATGGTTACATGGAAGATGTGAAAAAAGTTATCGTAAATGGTATTACTGCTTTTCAATTCCAGTTATTATTTTATCCACACTTACAGGAGCTGCAAATGTAGGTATGGATTCGTTTGTCCCAGCTGAAAGTAAGTCTATTGCTTCTGCTGCCGTTGGAGGTGTTAATATTTTTGCAGGTATTATATCTACTTTACAAAATTTCTTAAAAGTTGCTGAATTAATGGAAGCCCACAGAATAGCAGGGGTTTCCTGGGGAAAATTACAAAGAAATATTGCGATTGAATTAGCCCTAGATCCATCTCGAAGAGTGATTCAAAGTGATTTCCTTAAATTATCACGGGCAGAATATGATCGTCTAATTGAGGCGGGTCCTATTATTGATGACGGTGTTATTAAACAATTTAATGCAAAATTTGCTAATTATGAAGTATCTGTTCCATCTATATGTAATGGTTTAGACAAGTGTACTATTTATAAATTAGATAAGACTATTAAGATGAATAAAAAAGACTTTACAGATGGAATTGAAGATTTAATTGTTAATGAAGAAGAAATATCTGAGGATGATCAAAAATTGAATATTATAAAAATTGATAAAATAAATAATTCATCAAATAGCGAAGATATTACTATTGTACCCTCTTTAAAAAATAATGAAGAAGATGGTGTTAAAGAAGAAGTTAAAGAAGTTAAAGAAGGTGGAGAAGAAGAAGTTAAAGAAGAAGTTAAAGAAGGTGGAGAAGAAGAAGTTAAAGAAGTTAAAGAAGGTGGAGAAGAAGTTAAAGAAGTTAAAGAAGGTGGAGAAGAAGAAGTAACATGTACATGTAAAGATAAAAGTGAAAAAGAGTCTAATAAAGTAGTTGAAGAAGAAGAAGCGGTTGAGGAAATCATTGAAAAAGTAGAAAACGAAGAAAATAAACCAATTGATGATTTTTTATCAGGTATAGAAGAAAATAATGACAAATAAATTAACCTTTATCTTTTCAGTTTTATTAATATTTTTTTTATATTATATAAGTATAATATAAATGGGAAATGCTTGTTCAGGAGGAGGTGCTAATGCGAGTGGTTCAGAAGCTCAACTGGGGATTTCTGCTTCTGCTATAGAAGATATAAAAACTAGTGTAAAAAATACAATTGAAAAACATACAAATGTTGAAAATACTTTTATAAAAAGTGGTCAATCTATTATTGTAAAGCAAGTTGGAGAATTTAATGAAAATGCAAAAATGTATAATCGTCCAATGAAAAAGAAATTTTTAGGATTATTTGAATATGCTGATTGCGGTTATCAGTATGGATGTGCTTATAGTATTAAGCAAGACGCGGAAGTTAATATCGCAAGTTTTAACGAGTCTATTACAAATGAATCGGAACAAATTTATAATGATATTAAAACTTCATTAGAAAAATCAACAGATATGGAATTAAGTGGTGGAAATAAAGGTTTAACAGCAATAGCCGCAGAAATGGATAAATCCGAAGAAGATATTAAAAAGAATTTAGAAAAAGTTTTAACTACTATTAAAACAAATCAAATTGAGGAAGATCAACAAATAGTTATTGAATATAGAACCCCAGTTAAATGTGAAGATCCATGTGGGGATGATAAAGATAATCCTAGAGGGGCTGGTCCCAGAGGACCTCTATTAGAACAATCTGCTCAAATAGATATTATATCTGACCAATTAGTTACCGCAACACTCGAAACTATCAGTGAAAGAATGAGTGAAAAAGATTTAAAAGCCGCCACGGAAATTTCAGATTTTAGTCCCCAATGTATCATATCATTATTAATATGGGCAGGAGTTATTTTTGGTATTGGTTTAGGATTATATATGCTCGCTAAAAAGATTGGTGGAGGTGGTAAAGGTGGTACCGGTGGTCTAATGGGAAAATTAGACCAAGCCCAGAGTATGATGGCGGATGCTCAAGCCCAAGTACCTGCTTCTATGCCTGGTACTTCATCAAGAGGGGCGCGTCCGCGGGGGCGCGGGAGTAGACCCCCGCGAAGAAGGTAAATTTTTAATCCTTAAACATTACTTTTTTAAATTATATATATTAATTATATATATATATAATGACTACATTTATGGACTTCCTTGGTGGATTTCTAATGGGGGAAGCATATTCCGATAAATCAGATGAAGATATGGCAGATCCAAAACAAATTATAAGATCGGATACTGTAGTTTCTTCTTCTCAAAATAAAGTATCAAAGTTAATACAAAAGTCAACGAGTCAAGTAAATCAAGATGTAACAATTGATCAAAAAATAACTATAGATTGTGGATCGAAACCGTTTTCTGATCGACATTATGAATTAAAAGATGTTCAAAGGACATGGTGGGGTAAAAAAATTGAAGGGACAGGGTGTCCCGCTTATGGTTGTTGTTATGATGTTTCTCAGAGTGGACAAGTTAAACTTGAAGCTGTTAATGCTGATATTTTAAAAGATACTAAAGAAATGTATAATACAGTTATTCAAGAAGTAAAATCTGAAATGGAAATGAGAGTAGATGCTGGAAAAAGTGGTGATGATCCAAAAATGATTGCTATAGACCAAGCAATTGCTAAAAGTGAATTGACAAATATAAGAAGGACAGAAAAAATACTACAAAAACTTCTTGATACAAATGTTCAAAATTCTCAACATGTTCACTTAGAATATTTAGGACCTTTGAAATGTATTAATAAGTGTGGCGATCCTCCTAGTGCTGGAACCCTTGATCAAGCTGTAAATGTTGATGTTGCTGCTGAAAATATAACTAAGACAATCTTATATCAAATAGAAAAAAATATAGTTGAAATGTCGGCTTCTAAAAAATCAAAAATTTCAGATGTTAGTTTACCAAAAATGTACACATATGCTTTCATGACAGTAGCCATGATAGTAGCTACTTATGCTTTATTCTTTTTCATAAGCACACTCCTTATCAAGGGTATCGCACCTTTAAAAGTAGGTCATCAAGGAGTACTTATGGCAACTATGGGTATAGTAGATATAACACATTTTTTCACTTTATTATTTATGTTAATAGTCTATTTATTAATAGGTATAATTATGTGTTTATATAAACATGGTTTAGGGTTTAGAGGGATGTTTTGTTTTTTTTAAATTATTATATTATTATATATTAACTATGTTAACATTTTTAAAAAATACTATATGTGCTCCATATAGTATACCGATAGGATTAATAAATACATATAGCGATTTAAAATTCGATTTTTGTTATGAAACACAACAAAAAGGATTAGGTTTAGATGCGGCAAATATGCCACATCATTCAGATACAACAAGTGGGAAGGTTGAATTTAAAAAACCAGATATGGATGTAAAGGTTGAAACAAAAGCAATTAGTAATCTTGTGAATGAATTTATTGATGATAATATACAGTTATCAACATCAAATCAATCAATAGATCAAACAGCAAAAGTTTTTTGTGATAATAATCTATTTGATAAAATAGAAAGATGTGATGGAGATAATGAATGTATTAATGAAGTAACCAAAGATTCGAAACAATGGATAGAGGAAAGGAAAAAAAGAGATAAATTATATTGGAAATATGGAAAACGTAAAATAAAATCATATGGTTGTTGTCCAAATGTCCTTCAAAAAGGAACCATTGAACATGTAAGTTCTAATTCAGTAACAACTAAAAAAGTACAAGAAGTTGTAAATGATGTAAAGGCCGAGGTTGAAAGCACATTAAAAGAACAAGGTGTAAAACAAGCTCAAATGGATGCTGTTATAAATACTGAAGCAACACAAGAAGCAAATATGACAAATTCAATAGAAAGTCAAGTAAATCAATTTATTAATCAAAATACAAATATAGGTCAAGGAATTACATACATCGATAGTTATGGTGTGTGTGATCCAAAAAGAACAATTAAAAACAAAGAACCAACGGGTATATTATTAAAACAATCTGCTAAAGCAGAATCACTTGCTAAAAATCTTATCGATACATCAATTGATATGTATATGGAGAATACCGTTGAACAAAAAGCAAGTTCAGAGGTTATTATAGATCGTCTTGGTAATTATAGAATAATAGTATGGTCTTTATTATGGAACTTTATAATTATTTATATATTATTTAAAATTATTATGAAAATAGCTTAAAGTATTACATTAATGGAGCAGGAACGAATTGACCCATGGGACCATCCATAGGACCACCCATAGGACCACCCATAGGATTTTGCACCGCATTTACCATATTCGTTGCTTGATTTTGAAATCCATCCCCTTTATTCATTTTATTAACAGCAACAAAGATGATTATACCAACTATAACTGCAAAAATACCTAAAGGAAGATACTTTTCTACCATTGATTCTTCTTCTTCATCGTCTTCAACATCATCGCTAAAATCATCATCATCATCGAATCCTCCACCTCCATCGCTGCTGCCGCTGCCACCGCCACCGCCACCGCCGCTGCCACCGCCACCGCTGCCACCGCCGCTACCGCTGTCGCTACCGCTGTCGCTCCCTCCACTTCCACCATCTCTGTTTGTAGTGTCTG